TCAGAAAAACTTCAAGAGTTTATACAAAAAGATAGAGGATTATCAATCCCAGGCGCTCCAGTTGGATGTGACTTTGATGTTGCAGATGACTATTCATTAGGAAAGTTTGAGAAATTGTATGCAAATTAATTTTGAACCAGACTGTGATTATATACTAGAAAAATCTTGTAACTTTTATGAGAGAACACCCTATACAAATGTCAATGTTGGTTATAGTTATGTAGACTATATAGACTCTAGTATAAGAGGATTTTTGGGAATAGACGTACAACAAATCATAGCAGAGAAAAGGGGTGAAAAAACATTAACACTAGGCACTACTCATCAAATGGGACTAGGAGAATTAGTAGCTTCACGAATAGAATGGAGATGGGAATACTCAGGCGCTCGTTATTATCCAGTAGGTGCAAAGACTTGCATAGAGTGGGATTTACGAAAGAATAAAGGCAATATAATAAACTTAGAATTAGGTAAACCAATTAGAACTGTAGAACCTGAACATGTATTTTTTTGTGCTTACGGAAAAAATTCCTATGACCAAGTAACAAAGTTTTGGGAAAAAACATGGCTGCAGAGAAGAACTGAAAATGATTAAATATCCAGTTTATGTAATACATGAAGAACCTGAAGAACAGGATAATCTATTGTGGCTTAACGACCAAGTTATTGATGATAGAAATATGCTAGGAGAAACACTAGGTATAAGAAGATTGCAGACTCCAATGAAGAGTATATATCCTCTTAAGTACCAATGTGATGATGAAGTAGCAATGTTAAAACACAGAGGAAAACATTTTGTAGATTCTAACGGATGTTACTTCTATAATGAAAAGCTTGATACAGCACCTTTAAAGTATCACAAGATTAAAAAAATTATTAAAAAAGACGTGGCAACAGTAGTATGGATTAAGGATGTTCCTTTTCCTTTTGCTATTGCTAGACCACCAAGAGTAGAACAAACATGGGCAGGTATTCTATACAAAAAAGGATTACCTTATGCTATATGGGAGTTTGCTGAAGAAAGGAAAAAAGATACATGGCGCAAGATTTAGACAAAATGGTAAAAGCACTGGAAGAAGGAATAGTACTAGTACAGTATGAAGACTTAAGAACAGGAGAAACAAAAGAAAGAGAGATGACTTTAGTACCTGAAAATACTAGAGGTATGGATGCACGTGCATTAAATGACGGAGACAAACTAGGTGGTAGAATACTTATGTTTGATGTTGAATTTTGCAAATGGGCAGACATAAGAGAAGATACAATTATAGACTGGAGAAAGTATTAATGTGCGGTTTTGTTGTAACAACTGAAAACAATTTAGCTGATAAATACATTGACGCACAGAGATTTAGAGGTCCCGATGCTCGTGGTGAAACTATAAGGTATATGCACGATTTAACTTTTGCGCATGTACTATTAGACATATCAGGAGAAAATGAGGTACAACCTTATATAACTAAGAAGGGCAACATAATGGTATTCAATGGAGAAATGTATGACTCTAATATACCCAACGATACTAAATTCCTAGCTGAAGGCTACGAGAAGTATGGTTTCAAGTTTATAGAGTTCGGAAATTGGCATGGTTCTTTTTGTTTTATGGACTACAAGACAGGCATATGTGACATTGTTAGAGACCATTTTGGGGCAAAACCTTTATGGATAAAAAGCGACAATGGAGGAATATCAGTAAGTACAAGTCTTGCTAGTTTTGTTGGTGCAGAACCTGAAGAACTTAATAAAAAGTTTTTATCTAATCCTATTTGGTCAGGTTCAGACTCACCTTTCAAGGGTATAAGAAAAGTAGAACCAGGGCAGCTTTATCATTATGACACAAAGAAATGTGTATTAAAAAGAGGTGATAATTTATGGTCAGGATATAGAGTAAAAAATAATCCCTTTGTAGAGGAACAGTTTAAACATGAACTTGTAAAGGGAATACGAAAAGTAGCAAAAAATAAACAAAAAACAGCTATATTTTTAAGTGGAGGACTAGACAGTACCTGTGCTTTGGGTGTAGTTAAAGATATGGGGCTAGACTTAACCGCATATATTTGTGCATATTCAGAGGAAAAAGGAGTAGAGTTTAGACAAGATATATTTGCCAATGAAGCCGCTCTTGCAATAAAGACTTGTAAAGAGTGGAATGTTCCTTACAAAGTAGTAACTCTAACTAGAAAACAAAGAGATGAGTACGGCAGAGCATGGATGGAGAAAAATAATTATCTATGGAATGATAATAATAGAAGAGCTCCTAGATATGCACTTGCAAAAGCAGCATCTGAAGATGGATGTAAAGTTGTACTGACAGGGGATAGTGCAGACGAGTTTTTTAGTGGGTATCAACATCACTCCAAAAGATTTACAAAAGGGTACAATGCTAAATGGATGAAAGGCTTTTGTGAGAATCAGTCTTGGGTTCGTAAAGAAATATTTAAAGGAGATAAAGACGGATTCAATTCTACTTTATTTATGGACTTAATGATAACAAGTGAAAATAATGTTTTAGCCGCTGACCAGACTTGCGGGTTATTTGGTATGGAAAGTAGACCTGTATTTTTGACTCAAGAATTTGCTAGATATGTGTATGAATTTGAGGGAAAAACTAAAATGAAACTACATAAAGACTACGCTACAGGCACTTATAAGTACTTACTAAGAGTAATAATGAAAGATTATATACCTAAACATATACAAGATAGAAAGAAAAAATGTGGATGGTCTAGTCCTTGGGATAACAACTCTGAGATGAATCAAATACACAATCAAAAAATATGGCGAAAATGGACAAAACAATAGGATTTACTTGTGGAGCATTTGATTTGCTACATGCAGGGCATATAGTAATGCTCAAAGAAGCAAAGGATAACTGTACTCATTTAATAGTAGGACTACAAACAGACCCCAGTATTGATAGACAAGAGAAGAATCAACCTGTACAATCAGTGTTTGAAAGATATATACAGCTAAGAGCAGTAAAGTATATTGACGAGATTATACCCTATGATACAGAACAAAGTCTTTTAGATTTACTAGAAGCAACACCAATACACCTTCGATTTGTTGGAGAAGATTGGACAGACAAACATTTTACAGGAAAAGGATTACATGAGATTTTTTACACTAGTAGAGCTCATTCTTTTTCTAGTACGAGTTTGAGGAACAAGATAAATGAAAGCAGTTCTAAGTAACAGAATATATATGAGTGTAACTAAAGAGTTACATAATTCTATCGAAAAAGAGTTGACTTATACTATTGCTCCACGTATACCTTCTGACCCTCCTTTAGTTTTTAAAACAATTCGTTTTATAAAAGAAGGTTTGATTTCTATACCTATGGGAAGAATAGATTTAATACCAGATGATTACGAAATAATCGATAAGAGAGTTACCTCGCCTATAGAACATGCAAAATTTAAGTTTGATTTACGACCAAGCCAAAAGAGGGTTTATGATGAGATTGAAGACAACGCAATAGTTAACGCTTGGGTAAGTTGGGGAAAGACATTTACAGGTTTAGCTATCGCAGCGAAGCTTGGTCAGAAAACATTAGTTGTTACTCATACTACTAACTTGCGTAATCAGTGGGAAAAAGAAGTAGAAAAATGCTTTGGAATTAAACCAGGCAGAATAGGTAGTGGAGACTTTAATATTGACGCTCCTATAGTTATTGGGAATATTCAGAGTTTATACCGAAAAATGGACGACATAAAACAAGAATTCGGAACACTGATTTTAGATGAAATGCATCATGTTAGTAGTCCTACTTTTACTAGAATTATAGATGAAATGCCTTCTAGATATAAGGTAGGGTTGACAGGAACATTAGAGAGAAAAGATGGAAGGCATGTAGTTTTTAGAGACTACTTTGGACATAATGTTTTTAAACCGCCTAAAGAAAATTATCTTATTCCCTGTATACATATAATCAAATCAGATATTAGATTTCTAGATGGTTCATTTACACCATGGGCAGAAAGAATCAATGACTTAGCATACAAAGAAGAGTATGTACATAGTGTTGCAATGATAGCCTCTAAGTATGCAGCTTTAGGACATAACGTATTGGTTGTTTCTGATAGAGTAATGTTTCTAAAAGCATGTGCTAGATTAGTAGGGGATAATGCAGTATCAATTACAGGAGATATGGATTTCAAAGAAAGAGAAGATACAATGGAATTAATAAAACAAGAAGGAAAGAATATATTATTCGGTACACAGTCTATTTTCTCCGAAGGCATATCACTAAATGAATTAAGTTGTTTAGTACTAGGTACACCAGTAAATAATGAACCTTTACTCACACAGTTAGTAGGTAGAGTTATACGAAAAGTAGAAGGCAAACCACAGCCTATTATTGTGGATATACATTTAAAAGGCAAAACAGCAACTCGTCAAGCAAACGCTAGAATGGGTTACTATTTAAAACAAGATTACGAGGTAAAAATACTATGAAGGAAATACAATTAAATATAGAAAAAATGAGAAGGTCAAAGATATTTCTGGCAACTCCTATGTATGGCGGAATGTGTCATGGCATGTATACAAGAAGTTTAGCACAGACTATTGGTACTGCTGCAAAACACGGATTACAGTTACAATTATACTATTTATTTAATGAAAGTCTCATAACAAGGGCTAGAAACTATGCAGTAGCAAACTTTTTAAAGTCAGACTCTGAGTACTTATTATTTATTGATAGTGATATATCATGGGAAGACCAGGATTTATTATATATGTTTCATTTAATGGTAGAACAGCCTGAGAAATATAGAATACTTACAGCAATGTACCCTAAAAAAGCTATAGCATGGGAGAAAGTATTGCATGCCGCTAAGTCAGGAGCATATGATAACAACCCAGCGGGTTTAGAGCAGGTAGCAGGAGATATGGTATTTAATCCTCTTCCTGGCATATATGAGAATGATGAAGTTCCAGTGTACGAACCAGTACAAATTAAAGAAGCAGGTACAGGTTTTATGATGATTCATAGAAGTGTGTTTGAAGAAATGGAAGCAGTAATGCCAGATAGAAAGTACACTCCTGACCATATAAGAGAAGGTATAAGCTCTGAGCAAATAACTGCTTTCTTCGATTGTGTAATTAATGAGGAAAATAGATATCTAAGTGAAGATTATATGTTTTGTGCTAATGCTAGAACGTTAGGTATTAATATTTATACTCTTCCATTTATAAACTTAACTCATACAGGAAGTTATATCTATAAAGGAAATTTAATAGAAATGGCAAATGCAGGAGTTCATGCTAGTATAGACCATACAACAGCAGAAGAGCTAAGAAGAACTAAAACATCAGGTAATAATAGACCAGAGGAAAATAGTTCTTGACACAAGTCGGAATTTTTGTTATAATATGTTACTATTTAATTGGAATAAGATAATAAAAGTAAGCAAAGGAGATATTGGTAAGATAATACAAATACTTCGTATAATTACTTATAAGATTCAACCAAAAAATTACTATGATAAAACATTTGAGTTTTATCAGCATCGCTTCGGCGGAGAGTCATATCTTCTAAATCCGAAAGATTTACTCGAAGTTGGACGTACATTTAGTGATAGAGAAGTTGCAGAGTATGCAGGTGTCGCATCTTTTCGCAATTATCACAACTATGTAAATACTAAAGACACCACACTAGAATGTCTGCTATCACCGATATCAGACGAAATTATAAAAAATAACAGACTGCTCGATATAAAGGAAGGTCGGATTACCTTTATGTTTGAGGAGACAATGGAGAAATAATTATGGCTATAGGCTTTAATACAACAAAGGGCTCTGCCCAAAAAAATAAAATAGAAACATATAACTACGCAGGTAAAGAAGACCATCATGTAAGACTGGTGGGTGACCTATTACCTAGATATGTGTATTGGATTAAAGGGGAAAACGGTAAAAACATTCCTATGGAGTGTCTATCTTTTGATAGAAATGCGGAAACCTTTAACAATGTAGAACATGACCATGTTCGAGACTTTTACCCTGATTTAAAATGTGGATGGAGTTATGCCGTTCAGTGCATCGACTACGCCGATAAATCTATAAAAGTTCTTAATTTAAAAAGAAAGTTATTCGACCAAGTTATAGTAGCTATGGAAGAGTTGGGAGACCCAACCGATCCAGTTACTGGTTATGACATTCATTTCAAAAGAAAGAAAACTGGTCCACAGGTGTTCAACGTAGAATATCAACTAGCAGTTTTAAAATGTAAGCCGAGAGAATTGGAAGACTGGGAAAAAGAATTGACTTCAGGACTTAAGTCTATGGATGAAATTCTTGTAAGACCTACTGCAGATGCGCAGTTAGAATTACTTAGAAGAGTCACTAATCAAGAAGGCGGGGAAGTATCAGAAGATATATCTAGCGAGTTTGACGTTTCATGATTTTATATACAGCAGACTGGCATATTAAACTTGGACAGAAGAATGTACCTGTAGCGTGGGCTTGCTCTCGCTATGAGTTATTCTTTCAACAAGTACAGGAAGCTGTAGATAATCATGACGTAACTCTTCATATCATTGGTGGGGACTTGTTTGACCGAGTCCCTTCCATGGATGAGATTACTCTGTACTTTGACTTTGTAAAAAGACAAACAGTAGAGACAATTATCTATGATGGCAACCACGAAGCCACTAGAAAGAATCAGACTTTCTTTGATAACTTAAAGAGAGTAACCAATCAACTTAACCCACTAGTAAGTGTGGTTACAGAAACATACTATAAAGACGACTGGTGTATACTGCCTTACGCAGATTTACACAGAAAAAATAGTATAGAAAATATAGATGCAGATTATCTATTTACCCATGTGCGTGGAGAAATACCGCCACATGTTATGCCCGAAGTAGAACTAGAAAGATTTGATAAGTTCAAGACGGTTTTTGCAGGAGACTTACATGCTCACGAGAATACTCAACGAAACATTGTATACCCTGGAAGCCCTATGACTACATCATTTCATAGAAATATAGTTAAGACTGGATATCTAATTATAGACGACAATTGGGACTGGACATGGCATGAATTTAACTTGCCCCAGTTACTAAGAAAGACTATTGAAGACCCAGCGGGTATGCAACAAACAGACTTCCATCACACTATTTACGAAGTTACAGGAGATATACAGGATTTGGCCAAAGTCAAAAACTCAGAACTTCTTGATAAGAAAGTAGTAAATAGACAAGTTGATGCACGACTAGATTTAACTGGAGACTTATCTATGTCGGACGAATTAATTAAGTATTTGCAAGAGATATTGTCTCTTGACGATGAAAAAGTAAAAAACATTATAGGAGTATTCAATGATTATTCTTCAGAAGTTGAAGTGGGATAATTGTTTCTCATATGGCGAAGGCAACGAGTTAGACCTTTCCAGAGATACACTTACACAACTAGTCGGAACAAACGGCGTAGGTAAATCTTCCATACCTTTGATATTGGAAGAAGTATTATTTAACAAGAACAGCAAGAATGTTAAAAAGGCAGATATAGCAAACAGATATGTTAACCAGGGTTATGATATTAGTCTCGACTTTACTGTCGACGATAGCTTATATAGTATTGATGTTAGTAGGCGTACTAACCTCAAATGTAAGTTAACAAAAGATGGCGAGGATATAAGTTCTCATACAGCATCAAACACTTACAAAACACTCGGGGAAATACTGGGTATTGATTTTAAGACGTTTTCGCAATTAGTGTACCAAAACACAAACGCTTCATTACAATTCTTAACAGCAACAGATACGAACCGTAAAAAGTTCTTAATTGACTTGCTAAAGTTAGATGACTATGTAGCGTACTTTGATACATTTAAAGAGGCCGTACGTGTTGCTTCAAGTACAATTACTAGTGAGAATGCAAAAATTGCAACAATTGAGAAATGGTTAAAAGATAATATTCTCGAAGATAGTTCCATACTTGATAAAATAATTTTACCAAAAATGTCAGAAGAAGACGAACAATCTTTACGTTCTTTACAAGTAGACTTTGAAAATATCTCGGAAAAGAATAAAAAAATAAATCTGAATGAAAATCTCAAAGAACGCTTAAAAACTATAGACCTTGACAAAGCAAAAAATAACTTACAAAGGTTTCCAAAAGAACAGCCTTATATAGAGGAGTTAGGACAAGTACAAACACTTAAAGTAGAGTCTATAAATGAGGAGAGTATGGTAGCTAAATATAAAGAACTAGCTACACAAACAGACGCTGAGTGTCCTACCTGTAGTCAGCAGATAGACAAAGAGTTTGTAACAAGTCAATTAGACAAACACAGTACTAAATTGATTAGTATAACGGAAAAGTTGATAGATCAGCAGGCCAAGACAGATAGAATAGGAAAAGAGAATGAGATTAATAAACAAGCAAGGAAAGATATTAAGCAGTGGGAGGACCTCTACAGGTCTATCGACTATTCGCTCCCAGAACAAGCAATTAATGGCGAAGAAATCGAGCAACAGATTACGGAACTTCGTGCAAAAATTACCACTGTTAGGTCGTCTCTTCAAGAGGTCATAGATGAGAATACTAGAAGAGAAAGACATAATACGAGAATTGGAATCATTCAAGAGCAAACAGACCAATTTGAGACAGACCTTAGCGAGTCTCAGTCTAGACTTGAGAGTGCAGAAAGCAAATTGGCGATACTTGAAACACTTAAAAAAGCTTTCTCAACAAACGGACTCCTGGCATACAAAATAGAGTCTTTAGTAAAAGAGTTAGAAATTCTTACAAACGAATATCTAGCAGAGTTTAGCGATGGCAGATTCGCCATCAATTTTGTAGTGGAGAACGATAAATTAAATGTGGAAGTCTCAGATAATGGCAATATTATTGACATTCTTGCTCTTTCTAGCGGCGAGTTAGCTAGAGTAAATATTGCAACATTAGTATCAATTAGAAAGTTAATGACTTCAATTAGTAGAAGTCAAATCAATGTTCTTTTCCTTGACGAAGTAAATCAAGCTTTAGATGAAGTTGGAAAAGAAAAAGTAGTGGAAGTATTATTAAAAGAAGAAAATCTAAATACTTATATGGTGTCACATGGTTGGACTCACCCATTACTAGAGAAAATAGAAATTACAAAAGAGGATAATATTAGTTATCTTGAATAGCAACACAAAAGTATATCTTGACACGAAACTTATTTTCTGTTATAATATATATCTTATGGAGAAAAAATGAAAGTAGAAATTTATAGTATACCAAATTGTACTTATTGCAAGAAGGCTAAGTTTTTAGCTGACCATGTAGATGAAGTAACAGAGGTGTCATATAAAATGATTGGCGTAGATTTTTCTGCGTCTGACGTTAGGGAAAAGTTTCCCGAAGCAAGAACCTTCCCACAAATACTAGTAGACGATAAACATATCGGTGGCTATGTAGAGTTGGAGAAGTTAATTGGTTAATAGCAGACAAAAAGGAAATAACGCAGAACTTAAAGTAGCAGATATGCTACACAGAATAACAGGAGAGTCTTTTGTACAAACTCCTGGATCGGGTAGTGGTAAAATAAAGGGAGACTTGATGGTGCCACACAAAGATAATTTATTCACAATTGAGGTTAAATTCTATAGAGATATGGCATTTAATCACAAAATATTTACTCAAAAAAGTAATACCTTCGTGGGTTGGTGGGAAAAACTAGTAGTACAGGCCGAGCAAATGCAGCAAGAACCTTTACTTATATTTAAAGAAAACCACTCACGATGGTACGTGGCAACGACAAGAAAGCCATGTTACAAAAAACATATGTATATTAGTTGGCTGGGGTGCTATGTTACCTTTGCCGAACAATTTTTAGAAACACAAAACCTGGAATTTACAAATGGCGATACAATTTATGAACCATGGAAAAGCGACCCCGAACGGGAACTTACTGATTGTTGATGGACTCAATCTAGCTTTTCGATGGAAACACCAAGGCACTACAGACTTCGAGCATGAATATGTAAGAACTGTACAGTCCCTTGCAAAGTCCTATAACTGTGGAGAGATAGTCGTCTTAGGCGATGGCGGTAGTAATTATCGTAAAGAAATCTATCCAGAGTACAAAGCAAATCGTAAAGAACGATATGCAGAACAAACTCCTGCTGAAGCAAAAGAATTTGAAATGTTCTTAGCAGAGTTTTCAACTACACTTAAAACTTTATCTCGTAAGGGTTATCTTACACTAAAGTATTCAGGCGTAGAGGCTGATGATATAGCCGCACTTATCACACAGAATCGAGAGCAATTAGGTCTCGATGAGATATGGATGGTGTCATCAGATAGAGACTGGGATTTACTAGTCGATGGTAACGTAAGTAGATTTTCTACAGTTACTAGAAAAGAAACAACACTCCTAAACTGGGACGAGCATTATGACTTTGACCCTGAGTACTTTTTAACATACAAGTGCTTAACTGGAGATAAAGGAGATAACGTTCCTGGTGTTGATGGAATCGGGCCTAAGAGAGCCACACAGATTATTCAACAGTATGGAGATATCTTTGATATTATGGCGAGTTTGCCAATGGAAGGAAAATACAAATTCATTCAGAACTTAAATGAGTTCGGAAGTGAAGGGTTAGAAGTTGGTATTAAACTCATGGACTTAACTTATGACTTAGACGGAGCAGTCTTAGGTCATGCACAAGAAATTATAGGATTAGTAGAAGATTATGTCAGTAAAAATTGATTTTAGTAAAGATAGTCTTTTAGATACGTTTGCATTAGCAACTCTAAAAGATAGATATATGGTAGGTGATGAGACGTCACCTCAAGAAGCTTTTGCTCGTGCTGCAATGGCTTTTGCAGATGATGACGACCACGCACAAAGGTTATATGATTATGTAAGTAATTTATGGTTTATGTTCGCTACTCCTGTACTTTCTAATGGGGGTACTCGTAGAGGCTTACCTATAAGTTGTTTCTTGAATTATGTAGATGACAGTAGAGAAGGAATAACAGACCATTTTGTAGAAAATGCGTTCTTGAGTTCCTTTGGCGGAGGTATAGGTGGCACGTGGAGTGATGTAAGATCTATGGGAAGTAAGACTTCTAAAGGTTCTGAAAGCACAGGTGTTATACCTTTCGTAAAGGTTGTAGATGCAGAGATGTTGGCGTTTAGCCAAGGAGTAACTAGACGGGGTAGTTACGCAGGGTATCTACATATTTCCCACCCCGAAATAGAGGAGTTCTTAGATGTTAGAAAACCTACTGGCGGTGACACGAACCGTAAGTGCCTTAACCTTCACCACGGGATCGTCATATCTGATGCTTTCATGGAGCTCATACACTCAGCTTCAAAGTATCCTGATTTCGATGATAGTTGGGATTTGGTTGACCCACACTCTAATGAAGTAAAGAAAACTGTTTCAGCAAGAGCTTTATGGGTAAAGATACTACAGAATAGAATTGAAACAGGAGAACCTTATGTAATGTATGAAGATGCAGTTCAAAATGGATTACCTGAGTTTCAAAAGAAAAAGGGATTAAAAGTTCATCACTCTAATTTATGTAGTGAGATTACTCTTGCTACTGACGAAGAGAGAACAGCAGTATGTTGTCTTTCTAGTGTAAATCTAGAGTATTATGATGAGTGGAAAAATCATCCTTCATTCATACCTGACTTAGTTAGAATGTTAGATAATGTATTAACGTACTTTATTGACAATGCACCTAGTCAGCTTGATAAAGCTAAGTTCAGTGCTTACAGGGAGAGAAGTATTGGGCTTGGTGCTATGGGTTTCCATGCGTATTTACAACAGAACGGTGTTCCATTTGAAAGTGCTATGGCAGGTAGTATTAATTTAGAAATGTTTGCTTACATAAAAACTTTTGCAGATGAAACCACTAGAAAATTAGCAACAGAGAGAGGAGCTTGTCCAGATGATGATTCTTGCACAGTAAGAAATGCTCATCTATTAGCTATAGCTCCTAATGCAAGTTCTAGTATTATATGTGGAAACACGAGTCCAAGTATTGAGCCGTTTAGAGCCAATGCTTATACTCAAAAAACAAAAACAGGAAGTAACTTAGTAAAAAATAAATACTTAGACAAAATTATAAAAGAAAAAGTTACTCCTGCAATGTACGACGAAGTTTGGTCTAGCATTATTGCTAACAAAGGAAGTTGTCAACATCTAGATATACTAGATGACTGGGAAAGAGATGTATTTAAAACTGCGGTTGAAATTAATCAATCTTGGATTATAGAACATGCTTCTGTAAGACAAGAGTTTATATGTCAATCACAAAGTGTAAATTTATTTTTCCCGCCTGATGTTAACAAAGGAGAGTTACATAACGTTCATATGTTAGCATGGGCAAAAAATTTAAAAACATTATATTACTTGAGAAGTGAAGCTATCAGTAGAGCTGATAATGTATCTAATCAAGCCAAAAGAGAGATAATTTTTGAACAATCAGATTGTCTAAGTTGCGAGGGATAAATGGCAAACTTACTAGAAGAAAGAGAATATTATAAACCGTTTGATTACGGGTGGGCATTTGAAGCCTACAAAAAACAACAACAAATGCATTGGATGCCTGAAGAAGTAAGTATGGCTGATGATATTAAAGACTATAATCAAAATCTTACACCAGCAAATAGAGCATTGGTAGATAACATATTTAGATTTTTTACACAAGCAGACGTAGATGTTTGCTGTGGATATGCTAAACATTATTTACCAACTTTTAAAGCACCAGAAGTAAGAATGATGTTAGTATCATTTGCTGCTATGGAAGCAGTGCACCAAGATGCATATTCATCTTTATTAGAAACACTTGGCAAGTCCGAGGATATCTATAAAGAGTTTATGGATATACAAGAGATGGTAGAGAAACATGAGTACCTATCTGACTTCAATATGAATGACCCTCATAATATTGCCAAAACTATGGCAGTGTACAGTGGGTTTACAGAAGGAGTACAGTTATTCTCATCATTCGCTATACTATTAAACTATCCTAGACATAATCTAATGAAAGGGATGGGACAGATTGTAACATGGAGTATTCGTGATGAAACATTACATGTCGAGTCTGTGTCAAAACTATTTAGACAGTTCATCTCTGAACATCCAGAGATATGGACAGACAAACTAAAATATGAAATCTATTGTGCTGCTGAAAGAGTAGTAGAATTAGAGGATAAGTTTATTGATATTTGCTTTGATAAAGCAGAAATACCTGACTTAACCGCCAAAGAAGTAAAAGAGTATATTCGTTATATAGCGGATAGAAGATTACTAGGTTTAGGCATGAAAAACATATTTCACAGTACAGCTAATCCTTTACCTTGGATTGATGTACAAGTAAACGCAGTTGAGCATACCAACTTTTTTGAAAACCGTGCTACCGAGTATGCTAAGGCAAGTACACAAGGAAACTGGCAGGATATATTTAAATGAGCAAAGAACAAACCATCAACATTGACGGTATTGACTATCCAATAAATGAGTTAACAGACGAGCAGAAAGCTATTGTTACTTCCATTGGACAAGGAGATATAGAGATAGAAAGATGTAAACATCTTATAGCTATTTGTCAAACAGCTAGACAGGCTTACATTAATGATTTGGGAAACCAATTAAGTGGTGAAGTCGGTGAAGAAGAAGTTTAGATTTTACATATTAACTACTGCATCGGGCAGGTATACGGATTGGGATAATAGAGTTGCTGAAACTGATTGCAACTTCAAAAGTCTTAAAGTTCACTTTGATCCTAGGTGGTCAAACATACAATGCAAAGATGCAGTAGTAGTAGTAAACACACTAAGTTCTAGCTACAATAAAGTAGTAAAGAACTGGTGTATAAGTAAGGGAATAGAATGTCATATAACGGAATGTAACAACACTCCAGGAAAGGGCAAGAACGAATTACTTAAAGTATTTTTAGACTCCAAAGATGACTATATGGTACAAATTGACGGAGACGACATGTTAACCCCTTATGGGGTTGATTTGTATAAGAACCTAGCAAATCAAAAAGCTCCAGATAGTATAATAATATATCATCAATGGTCTCAACAAATTACTAAGTACGGTCAGCGTTTTTTTACACGAATAATGAACAACCAAGACAGACCTGCTAATTACAAAAAAGATTTACAATTTTTCTATAAGTTTGTATCTCTTGCTGCTAAGTACCAAAAAGATTATGGTAGAAAAGTTAAAAGCATGGGCGGTGTAGACAAGGTATGCCACTTATACGCTAAGTATTCAAATGACATGCACGAGCTATGTAGAAAGTATAATGAGAAGTATTTTTCTCATGTTACTAATCAGCATATGGTAGACAACCACTGCAGGCCTGTATGGTACTCTAGAAAAGCAGCTGAGTACAGATTTGATGAAGAGATGAGAATAGGAGAAGATACACGCCTATATCTACAACTAAAAACAGCACACTTTAAAGGTCTGTTAAATGTGGTAAGATTAAAAGAAGTTCCCTGTAGCTATGTCTATAACAATATACATGGAGGTATAGTAGCAGAAGAATCCAATGGTATGACTAATATGGATTGGATGAAAAAATTTATGGATTTACTGGCAGAAGATGTAAAGAACGGAAAAATAGGTGAGTACCCAAATTTACCCGAACTACAAGTCGCAATTCCAGAAGAAGTAAATGATTACTATATCACACAAGAGTTTAATATAGAAGACCTCGACCCATCTAGTGAAGAGTACAAAAATATAAAGATGTGTGATGATACTAGAAAAGAACTAAAACAAAGAATAAATTTATTAGAAGATCAAATGACTAAATTAGGAAGAAAGTTAATACTTGACATAAAACCTAGCGGAGCAACTTATGCATTTATGAAGAATCCTTATTTAAAAAATATATACTTACTGACTCCTATGGAGCATAAAATGGAACACTACTTCCAAAAAAGGATAATACTATGAAAATTTTTATTGGGTATGAATCAGCATACCCTGAAATGTTTGATGTATGCAAAAAAAGCATACTTCGTTACAATTCTAGTCATGAAATCATACCACTCAAAAAATCGGAAATATCCGAATATACTCGTCCTTTTCAGAACGAGAGTACAGAGTTTGCCTTTACTCGTTTTCTAGTACCACAGCTCTGTGACTACGAAGGCGAAGCTTTATTCTGTGATGGAGATTTCTTATGGCTCTGTGACCCTGAAGAAGTTATGGATTATTTTTCCGATGAACATACAGTTCATGTGGTAAAACATCCTAATTTTCTCGTTCAAAGTAAAAAAATGAAAGGCAAGAAAAATCATAGTTACCCTAGAAAGTACTGGTCTAGTCTTATGCTTTTTAATAATCCTAAGTGTACAGAACTTACTTATGATTATATAAACCAAGCCCCAGCGGGTGCATTGCATGAGTTACGATGGGCAGATAGTATAGGGGGAATTCCTGCGCAATATAATGCAATGGTAAATTATTACAAATTCAAGAAACCAAAAGCACTACACTTTACAGATGGTGGGCCTTGGTTAAATATAAACGAATGTTCGGAGATGACAGCAAAATGGGTAGAACTTTACAAGATTTAACAGAAAATAAAAACATAGTACTTGTGGGAAATTCAGTCGAAATTCTACAGTATGATTTGGGAGAATACATAGAGAGTTTTGATACAGTTGTGCGATTTGGAAAAGGAGTGCCTGAAGATAAATTGCAACAACATATAGGAAAACGTACAGACATATGGGTTACGGGCTGGTTACGAATGAACTTTCATCCTGCGTTTAAAGACGCTTATCCTCTGTTTAATCGCTGTCGTATACACCTCGACAAATACCCAGACCATAGAGGTCCGCCTCCTTGGGGACATGATAACGATATGTTTAATGATGAGGAGTTAATGAAAATATTTGAATTGGTGGGAGCAAAGAACGGAGTAGCACCTGGTGGGGGTAGACCGAGTGCAGGTTTTCTTGGTATATTGTTTTTCTTGCAGAAGTGCAAATGTAAGAGTATAACTTTGGTTGGTTTTGATTTCTTTGCTAAGAAGTTACCAATTAAAACAGGAGGAGATTATCCATCAAGTTGGCATATGCCAGTAAATTCAACAAGTAAAAGTCCTCACAATCCTAATGAAGCTAAACTAGTTAAAAAGTGGGAACAAAAAGGTAAACTACATTGGAAAATTCTTTCCGACCTAAATGACGAAATGTTAAAGTTTTCCTAATCTATATCCAACTTCTATTAATTTTCTTGCAGTTTGTTTTTGTCTATTTGTTTTATATGATAAGTTTTCACATACTCGTGCATTCCTAAAGTTAACTGGAATTTTAGGTATAAGTTGAGCATATAACTCCCAAGGAGTTGATAGTTGAGTTCCTGTACTTACTTTAGCATACCCATTTGATAGTGACTTTGTCGGTAGTGCTATACTCCACGATTTTCTTAGCATCACATTATAATTTATATATTCTTTTGACGGTAGTGCATCCCATTGTATTAATAAGTCACTTTTACCATTCATATATCTAGGAAGTACTCCATGTTCTTTTTCGTGTAATTTTGTAAAGAAAAACTGATTTGTTGTAGCTAGTACTCTGCTATCATAGTCATTATAGAATCCTCTTGAATAAAATAATTCATTATCATTTAGATCTTTGAGTAAGTCGTAATTCAACATAAAAAAGTCAGTGTCCCAGTTTGCAGGCATGTCTGCTTTAGCAAAATCTAGTATTCCATAATAAGATGCAAATTGCTTGTGTCCAACAAATACTTTCTTTCTAGATAAGTGAGATAGTTTTGTTTGGAAAAAAGATTCTTTTGGTATTTCATCTGCCCATCCACTCTTTAAAAATATTCTATTGCCACCTGCATAAAGTATTCTTTTGTGTAACCCTTTATCTTTCCAATGTAATCTAAGATGTTGAATAGCTCTAGATGCATAATCTTTTTTCCAATATGCTTCATATATCCTTACATTTGGAATATTGTCAAATATCCAATTAATTGGTAAGTCGGCATAGTGTTCTTCCTCCACATAGAGATGTAGACGATATTCTTCGTCTTTATCAATTAAAGAAGCGATAGTAAAATAACTCCACTCTGGCTTCCATGTATGTACTAATTCAATCATTTTGTATGTTTCCTATAATCCCAAAAATTATTTATATATAAATCTAGTCTTTGTTGTGCATCCTCATCGAATGAAAATATCATTCCTGAGTTCCTTGCTGAGAATATTTTTTCGATTGCTTTGTACCCATTTGTACTTCCACAAGCATGATAAATACTTTCATATGTTAATAAACTTTTTTCTCTTTCTTTTTTTGAGTAGCTTATCATTCTTAAGTTTTTCTTAAGTAAGAGTGCGATAAGTCCCATTTCACTATTAGGCATTGTTGCTACATTAGAACACTTCATAAGTAATTCCATGCCTCCACTTCTTTTATCTAAAACTTTATCTTTTCCGAACTTTCTTTTAAATTTAGCAACCATTAAATCAGTGGTAATTGGATGTGGTTTTATTACATACCCCTCGTCTACACATTGTTTTATTCTACCCCAATGTACACAAGTTGGTTTAGTTAGTAAGTTTGTTCCTGGAGGAAATACAACTTTATCATATTCTTCTTCAGTATATTTTAAATGATATTTATTTCTTAAATTATTTTTAATCTTATCTATTCTAGCAGTATCTATTTCTATATCTGAATCGGCAATTACACGCATCAATTTATCATTTATGAGTACAGAATTTACTCTTAGATATATACCTGCACCCAAAAAATCTGTATATAACCAACTTCTAATAGTTCTTATTTCGTTAGTGTTAAACCACAAATCATAATCAAAATTAATACCTTCTCGTTGTTCGGGTATTAATTCTTTCTTCATTCTAGATAACTCATCTAAATCTTCTTTAGGTCTAGTGCAAGATCCTGACTTGTATATATGAGTACTAAAATCTCCTAACTCCTCTACATTAGAGAGAGGGACTAATTTACCCATTTTTTAAATCTCTAATTTGTTTTTTAAGGTCTACTATATGTACCTCTTGTTCTTTTAATCTTTCTTCAAATTGATGTATTGAGTCAAAAAGAGCTTGTCCTAAGCTTTCTAATTTATCATTAACAAATCTAGGAGTAATATCCTTATCTTGTAATTTCATTGTTTTTCCTTTGGTTAGTTATTATTCTGTCCACTGATTACCATCCCAGTAGGACGCGCTAAACGCATCTGCACTAGATACTTCGGTGTCGAAGATTGTTCCAGCTGCTGATGCAGTAATTCTTTCAAATACTACAGTTGAAGTATCAAAAGTAGTTGTAGTTGTAGGTGTCGTTGTTCTAGTTGTATCTGATAGTCTACTTGTTTCAATCGTAGTGGTAGTAGTTCTACCTGTTGGATACGTTGTAGTTCTAGTTGTATTAAATACTGTTGAAGTTGCAAATACAGTAGTTCTAGTCGTGTCTGTAGTCCTTGAAGTATTGAATGTAGATGTAGTACTTCTACTAGTTTCTGTACCTCTACTTGTTAACGAAGCTCTTGATGTATTAAAGGTAGATACTGTATTCTGTGAAGTAACGGTTCCTCTACTTGTGAGGGATGCTCTAGACGTCTCAAATGTAGAGACTGTATCTCTGACTGTAACTGTACCCCTAGTTGTTTCTGATAATCTAGAAGTATTGAATGTAGATATTGTACTTTTTGAAGTAAGTGTATTTTTACTTGTACCTGTCGTAGTATTAGTATTGAACGTAGTTGTAGTACTTTTACTTGTACCTGTGCTTCTAGTTGTAAGAGTTCCTTGAGTAGTAGCATATGTTGTTGTAGTTGCTCTACTTGTAATAGTTGCTCTTGTTGTATCTGTTGCTCTTGTTGTATTAAATACTGTACTTGTAGCTCTACTAGTTTCTGTTGCTCTTGTTGTATCTGATACTCTGGAAGTATTAAATGTTGTGTCTGTTGCTCTGCTTGTTCCAGTTGTTCTTGTTGTATCTGATAGTCTAGTAGTATTAAATGTTGTGGTTGTACCTCTGTCTGTAACAGTTCCTCTAGCTGTGTTAAATATTGTAGTTGTAGCTCTGCTTGTACCTGTACTTCTTGAGGATAACCTAGAAGTTTGATACGCTGTTTCAAACGTAGTAGTTCTGCTAGTATTAGTAGTTTGTGACGTAGTATAACTGGTTGACTGTGCAGTATTACTTGTTCTACTTGTATTAGTACTTTGTGTAGTAGTATAACTGGTTGACTGTGCAGTATTACTTGTTCTACTTGTATTAGTACTCTGTGTAGTAGTATAACTGGTTGACTGTGCAGTATTACTTGTTCTACTTGTATTAGTACTCTGTGTAGTAGTATAACTAGTTGATTGAGTTGTACCTGTTCCTCTACTTGTATTAGTATTTCGTGTAGTGGTAAATGATGTAGCATCTACATAAGAGGTTGTTATACTTGTATTAGTACTTCTATTTGTAGTAAATGCTGTGGCATCTACATAAGATGTTGTTATACTCGTATTTGTACTTCTTGTTGTAGCAAATGATGTATTATTTGTAAACCCTGTACTTATACTCGTATTGGTATTTCTTGTTGTAGCAAATGATGTATTAGCTGCAAAGGTTGTTGTTATACTTGTGTTGGTACTTCTACTTGTAGCAAATGATGTATTAGCTGCAAAGGTTGTTGTTATACTCGTATTGGTACTTCTTGTTGTAGCAAATGATGTATTATCTACATAACCAGTTAATCTACTTGTATTTGTTGAGTTTGTAAATCCTGTACTATCTACGTATGCTGTTACTCTTGCTGTGTTAGTATTTCTTGTTGTAGCTTGAGAAGTATTATCTGTGTATGTTGATATTCTACTTGTAGCAGTATTTCTTGTTGTAGCTTGAGAGGTATTATCTGTGTATGCTGTTGTTCTCGCAGTGTTTGTATTTCTTGTTGTACCCCTAGTTGTATTATCTGTATACGCAGTTAGTCTACTTGTAGCAGTATTATAAGCTGTACTTCTTGTTGTAGCTGCTAAATCTTCTGTTTGTCTTGTTGTATTATTTGTAAATGATGTACTTCTTGATGTATTAGTTCCAAATGAAGTTGCATTAGTAAAGCCTGTATTATCTGTGTATGCTGTTGTTCTTGCTGTGTTAGTAGCAAATGATGTACTTCTAGAAGTATTTGTACCTCTAGCTGTATTAGTAGCAAATGATGTATTATCTGTGTATGTTGTTGTTCTTGCAGTATTTGTACTATTAGTAAACCCTGTACTTCTTGACGTATTTGTACCTCTTGCTGTGTTAGTAGCAAATGATGTACTATTTGTAAACCCTGTACTGTTTGTAAAACCAGTATTCCAACTTGTGTTTGTGTTTCTAGAAGTATTGTTCTGGAATGCTGTATCAGTATTACTTACTGGGTAAGTAGTAGACTCCGCAACTACCTGTACATAACCACCACTATAACTAAAGTAAGTGTAGGTAAAAGCAGTTGTTGTTGTTCTTGCAGTATTTGTTAAAAAAGATGTAGAGGCAAATGAACCACTTGCTCTTACAGTATTAGTATTTCTCGCAGTATTTGTATTTCTAGCGGTGTTATTTGTAAATCCTGTATTATCTGTGTATGCTGTTGTTCTCGCAGTGTTAGTATTATTTGTAAATCCTGTACTTCTTGATGTATTTGTACCTCTTGTGGTATTGTTCGTAAAGCCTGTATTAGCTGCAAAGGTTGTTACTCTAGAGGTGTTATTTGTAAAGCCAGTACTTCTAGAAGTATTTGTGCCTCTAGCTGTATTAGTGTTTCTACTTGTGTTTGCAGTAAAACCTGTAGCTCTAGCTGTATTAGTAGCAAATGAAGTTGCGTATGATGTATTTGTTCCAAACGATGTATTTCTTGTTGTGCTGTTTGTAAACGTTGATGTTCTTGATGTATTAGTAGCGAAAGCTGTATTGTAAGATGTACTATTTGTAAACCCTGTACTTCTTGATGTATTAGTAGCAAAAGCTGTATTGTAAGATGTACTATTAGTAAACCCTGTACTTCTTGACGTATTAGTAGCAAAAGCTGTATTGTAAGATGTACTATTCGTGAAGCTTGTACTTCTTGATGTATTTGTGTTTCTTACAGTATTAGTATTTACAGCTGCCAATGCAGTGTTTCTACTCGTATTTGTACTTTGAGTAGTAGTATATGATGTATTTACAGCAGCTAACGCAGTGTTTCTACTCGTATTTGTACTTTGAGTAGTATCATATGTAGTATTTACAGCGGCCAGCGCAGTGTTTCTAGAAGTATTTGTACTTTGAGTAGTATTATATGAAGTATTTACAGCAGCTAACGCAGTGTTTCTTACAGTATTAGTACTTTGAGTAGTATCATATGAAGTATTTACAGCGGCCAGCGCAGTATTCCTACTTGTATTAGTATTTTGAGTAGTAGTATAATTAGTATTTACAGCTGCCAATGCAGTGTTTCTACTCGTATTAGTATTTTGAGTAGTATTATAACTTGTACTTACTACGAAAGTAGATACAGTATCATACGTTGTATCTCTTGTAGTAGCAAATGATGTGTTGTCTGCATAAGCAGTAACAGTACCAAATGTTGTTGTTCTCGTTGTGGCAAATGATGTATTGTCTGCATAAGCAGTGACAGTACCGAATGTTGTTGTTCTTGTTGTAGCAAATGAAGTGTTATCTGCATAAGCAGTAACAGTACCAAATGTTGTTGTTCTTGTTGTAGCAAAAGCTGTATTGTTAGTAAACTCACTAAGTCTACTTGTAGATATTACTGTATCAAAGAATGTTGTAAAAGTAGTAGTAGTTTCATACGCAGTTGTTGTAGTTAAATTAGTCTCAAATGTTGTAGTAGTAGTAAAATCAGTTGTAGTCGTAAGTGTTGTATTAAACGTTGTCGTTGTACTAAAGGTAGTGGTTGTATTATACGCTGTAGTTGTACTTAAACTAGTCTCAAATACTGTTGTAGTTTCAAAAGTAGTAGTTGTATTAAATGCTGTAGTTGTGCTTTTACTTGTATTAAATGTTGTTGTTGTGGTAAAAGTAGTAGTTGTATTAAACGCTGTAGTTGTACTAGTATTAGTATCAAATGTTGTAGTTGTGGTAAAAGTAGTAGTTGTATTAAATGCTGTAGTTGTACCCTGTGTAGTATTATACGTTGTAGTAGTATTAAAAGCAGTAACAGTACTAAATACTGTAGTGGTTGCAATTGTTGTGTTAAATGTTGTGGTTGTATTAAACGCAGTGGTAGTAGTAAAATCAGTAGTTGTAGTTGTGTTTGTATTAAACGTTGTTGTTGTATTAAACTGCGTTGTAGTTGTAAAATCTGTAACAGTAGTAATTGTTGTGTTAAACGTTGTGGTTGTATTGAAAGCAGTGGTAGTAGTAAAATCAGTAGTTGTATTTACTGTTGTAGCAAAAACGGTAGTAGTTGCAAATGTAGTTACTAAATTAGTTTCAGTACTTCTAGATGTATTAAACTCTGTTACTCTGCTTGTATTATACCCCGATACTGTAGCTACGTCTGTATCAAAAGCTGTAGTTGTATTGAATGTTGTAACAATGTCATTTGTGTTTGTAGTTCTAACAGTTGCTGTGTTTCTAGCAGTTTCATGAACCGCAGAGAATGGGCCAGCTAAATTACTGTTATCATTTACATATACTTCATTGACCCTTCGTATTGTTCCGCCATCATTGACTGCAAGGAAGGATATCTGACGTAGTGTACCACTGTCATTAACATATATTGCCATATCTTAACTCGAATAAACAAACCATACATGACCGTCACTCGTTCCAGTAGTATTTGTTGGTGCTGTTGTTGTTATTGTAAAAGGCAATCTAGCTTTTGCTATGATTCCTGAACCAATCTTATTTGTCGCTACTGCTCCCTCAAAGTTTCTACTAGCATCAATTACATCAGTACCATCAATTTTTAATCCTGCGTCCTCGATATTAAAGTCTAATTTTTGTCCCATGTTATACCTCTATTGTTGTCCTTATAAATTTAAATGCCATACTATCTGTACTTGCTGGCGTTACTCTTAACCTTATATTACCTGATACTAAGTCTGCATCAAATGCTGCCTGTGCTCCATTTTCAAATATAGATGCGTACTGTGTTAAGTATACATCTGTACCATCATGGAATAATAAAATTTCTATTGCTTGAAAATCTGTGTCTGTTGTATTATGTACTTGTACTAAGTACTTAGCAGTTCTAAATGTAGCTGCTGCAAAAGTGTCTAGTGTAAATTGTGCTGTTGCTGAAGAAGTTCCTGTGCCTACATCCATACCAGCTACTTCGTCTATATGAAGTTTTTGTGGTGGATTAGTGTCTTGAATACCTACATTACCTGTTGTTGTTACTGCTGAAGGACTTATATTACCAAATGTAACACTCCCTGTC